TCGTAAACGGCGCGCTCAATGGGAGTTTGCTGGCGGCGGCCTTTGCCATTGATCCATCCGTTCTCAATCTCCGACGTAGTGCTATCGCGTTCCTTCCTTAGCGCAGCCTCCAGGCCGTCCAGATCATTCACCCCAGAGGCTTCCACCGCGGCGGGTCCGGCAGCGGCAGGCTTTGCTGCTGCTCGGGCTTCATCGCCTCCCGTTGCCGCTGGCCCACGTACCGCCCAGCCCTCCATCACCTGCACCACTTGGCCACCGTATTTCTTGCTGGCGGTCAGGGCGGCGGCTTTGTTCTTGAAGGGCTCACCCTTGGGGTTCAGGATGTCGCCGGCCTGTGCTGGCTCTACTACTTCCGTAGGGGGTGCAATTTCATTTGCACCCCTTGACTGATCAAACCTGCCCCGGTTGAGGGCGTCCATGTCCCCGGCGTTCATGCGCTCCAGCTTGGCCATGGCCTCGTCGGTCAGCGCGGCCTGCCGGCTGTCGTCCTCGCGCACCCTGGCGCCGGCCAGAAGCGGGTTTTCCGGGATCATGGTGGCCGGGTCGAAGTTGGTCAGGCTTGGCGCCGGTGCTGGCGGCGCAACAGCTTCCACGGCTTTGGCGGACTCCTCGATGCCGGTATTGACGGCCTTGGAAAGCGTTCCTGCCTCGGGCACCTTGTTGGCCCGGATGGTGTCGGCGGTATCCTCTGCCGGGGTCTTTGGCTTGGTCAGCAGTGCGACACCACCGCCCATCGCGGCGCCAGACAGGGCGCCCATCACGATCGCACTGTCCATGTCCTGCATCAGGGGCTTGTCCAGGGCGATGTTCTGGGCCATCTGCTCCACCACGGACTGCGGCAGTTCTTCCAGCACGCCCTCGGCGAACATGCCGCCGGCCACGCGCTTGATGACGCCGATCTGGCTGTCCCTGGTGGCCTGCATGGAGCCCCGCACCAGCAGCGTGTCCACGTCGTTGACTCCAAGGCCTTTGGCGATGCGCTCACCGACCCGCGGAAAACCCATATCCGATACGGCCTTGCCAAGCGTTGGTGCACCACCAGCGACTTTGCCGCCGGCGTACCCGAATACCGCGGTACCAACACCAGCTGCAGCCGACAGAAGTGTCTGTTTTGGCGTCAGGTAGCCGTCAGCGGTTTGCTGGCGGATCTGCTCGGCAGTGGATCCAGCCGCCACGGCGCCCTCACCCAGCGCACCGGCCACAACCGGGGATGCCATCTTCGGGGCTACCGCCATCACGCCGCGGCCCACCGCACCACCAGCGGCCATGAGCGGCAGGGATTCGGTCACGGCGCCGGCAATCAGCGAGGGGTTGGTCAGTGCCACCCCGGTCTTGGCCAGGATGCCGTCTGCGGCTTGGAATTGGGCTTGCCGGTCACGGTAGGCATCGGACTGCATGCCGGACAGGATTTCCTTGGCCTCGCGGGGGCGAAAGCTGATTTCCTCTGCGGCACGTCCGGCGGCGCCACCCGTCACCAGATCGGCAACACCCACGGCGGCTTCCGGGACGGCCACGGCGCCCTTCACCAGGTCCAGCCCGCGGTCACCGATGAAGCCCATCAGGGTGTTCTGCGGGCGCACGGGCTCGGGTTTCGTGATCTTCACGCCCAGCGCGGTCGCCATGCGCGCCTTGTCGGCGTCCGGGTAGTAGACCTCATGCAGGAGGTTCAGCGCGGCCTCGTCGTCCAGCCCCTCCAGTTGGGGGATCTTCTTGCGGAAGTCGTTCAGGTTCATGGCTCAGCGTCCAAACACGATTTGACGAATGGCCGCCTTCTGCTCAATCGGCAACGCGGAGAAGCCTGGCAGTTGCTGCGCAGCTTCGGCCTGCGCTGGATCGCCTGATTGGAGAGCGGCAGCCGCGGCGGATTGGGCTGCTTCTAGCATTTGCGCCTCGCGCTGCACCTGCTCGGCGCGCATAGCCTGCTGGCGCGCCATATGGATCGCGGCAGGGCTGCCGGGCGGTGGAACATAGGCCGGCGGCACGCCTTGCGCGGCTACAGGTGCTGCTGGCGCCGCTGGTGCGCCCTGGGCGCCTGGCGTGGCTGTTGGCGCGACCCTGGCCGCCGGCTTCCCGAACCCGGCTTCCTCAGCCGTCGGCAGGCCATTGCCCGGTGTCGGCTTCGGGTTCCCCTTGGCATCGGCGTTGATGTAGGGGTTCAGCAACTTGTCCATCTGCATGCCCAGCCGGACCTGACGCTGGATCAGCGCCTTGCCGTTCTCGGATTCCGGGTTAAAGGCGTTTTCGGCCTGGGCCTTGGCGATGGCGCCAGACACGACATCCTGCTCCTTGGCCAGGCTCTGGGCGCGCATCTTCACGGCCGCCGGAATCTTGGCGTCCTGCATGGCGATCTGGTGCAGTTCGCGCGCGCGCTGCTCCTGCGCCGCCTGGATTCTCAGCACCCGCTTGCGGTAGGTCTGGTCGTCTTCGTGCTTTGTCTTCTCGAAGTCGAACTTCTTGTTCCACTGGTCGATCTCGCGCTGCTGCTTCACGTCGTCGCGGTGCCAGTCCACCATCTTCTCGGCGGGCACCTGCAGCATGGTTTCAACTGCACGGAGTTCGCCGGCGCGGTCGTTGGTGAACTCCTTCACCACCTTGCTGGTGCCGTCCTGGTCGAACCGGTGAATCTGCATCATCTTGCCGTCGGCGGAAGGCAAGGCCTTGAACTCCACCCCGGCCAGCCCGTTGGACTCGCTTTGCGTCAGGATGTTGGCGGCGCCGTTGAACACGCCGTTCCCGCGCATTTCCGTCATCAGCTTGGTGTTGTAGGACTCACGGGCAGCCTTGGCCTCGGCTTCCGTGATCTGCAGGTCGGCCATCTTGGCCTGCTTCAGGCCAGCTTCCATCTGCATGGCCTTGGCTGGGTCGATGCCCCACATCGTCCCCAGGATGCGCTTGTTGCGCTCGTCGGGAGAGTTCAACTTGGCGATGTCCACGGGCTGCGTGGTGATCTGGTTGCCCACCTTCGCCCCCTGGATGCTGATCCCAGTGGCTGGTGCCGCAGTCACCGGTTTCACGTCACCACGCATTTCCGCTTCGGCTTTCGCGTCCTCGGCGGCCTGGGCGGCTTCCTGCGGGTCCTTGTAGAAGTTGGTCCCCGTGGAACCCGTCACCGCGGTCCCGGTCTGCGCGCTGCGCTGGGCGCCGGCGTCCCGAATGGCCTGCTTGTCATTGGCGTCCTGCTTCAGGTTGTCCAGGCGCAGCCTGCCCTCCTGCATGCGCAGGTCGCGCTCCTCGTCCTCTTTGCGCTGGCGCTCCATTTTCTCGGTCTGGTTCAGGTAACCGGTCCCGAGTCCGGCGATGAAGGCGACTGCTTTTGACATTGGTGGCTCCTTGGATACACTGCGAACTTTTGGGGAGTTCTACATGAGGTTTCTGTTATTGGCCCTGTGTGTGGGGCTTGGGGGGTGTGCCAGTCAGCATTCCGTCACAGCGTCAACGCCGCGTTCCGTCGCCATCCAAGGCAGCGCATGGGGTAAAGAAGACGAACAAAAGGCCTTCGCTCTTGCCCAAAAGGAATGCCAGAAGCACGGACGCCATGCGGCGCTCGTCCGCGACGGTGGATCCAGGCCGAATGCTTGGTGGAATTTCGACTGCGTGAACTGATTAACGCTTCAGCCAGCTACCCAGCCCGGCGCCAGCTACCGTCCCCAGAGCACTCCACAGCCCAGAGTTATCCGCCGCCTTGACCTCGGCGTTGTACTGCCCCAGCAGCAGATTCCCGGCGCTGGCGTTGCCCTGCATGGCTGTGTTGTAGCCCTGGCCCATCATCGCAGTGCCTTGCGCGGCGACGTTTGCCGGGATTTGGGCGGTGTTCGCCGCAGCGTTCCCGGCCGTCAGTGCCAGCCCCGCCGTTGTGGCCTGTGCGCTGGGCAACCCCCTCCCTAGGGCTGCGGCGTCGGCCTTCATGGCGCGCCCGGTGGTTTCCACCAGATTGGTTGCAGCGGTGCCGCTTGCCGCCTTGGTGGCGGCTTCCCTGACCCCCATCGTGCCCAGGTTGGCAATGAAGTTCCCCGATGACGGGTCAATCCCGGCCGCCGATGCCTGGCGGCGCATGCCCTGCCGGGCAACGTCAAACTGCGTCCCAACAGTCTGCATGGCCTTGCCGGCCTCCGCGGCGCGGCGCTCAGGCGTGTCGTAGGCATTGGCGTCGGCCACCAGTTGCTTTTCCAGCGGCCGGAAGGTGTCCTTCTCGTAGTTGATGCGGTCCTGGGTCAGCGCTTCCTGCTGGTCCATCAGGCGCAGCTGGGCGTCGGTCACTTGGTTTGCTTTGGCCGATGCCGTGGCGCGGTCAGGCGCGCTGTCGGCGTACATCTGCTTGACGAAATCGAGACTTTCCTTGGAAAGCTCCATGTTCGCCACGGCGGCTTTGCCGATGTTGGGGTCTGGTGCCGGTGCATCGCTGCAGTAGAGTCTTGCGCCCATCGGCGTGAGGCGCAATTTTTCTCGCAAGAGGTCCATATCTACTCCTTAGATGGTGCAGCCTTCGTGGCACTGACGCTTGGCGCTGAGGTAGGCTGCGTAGGCCAATTCAGGGCTCTCGTGATACCCAAGATGCTTTCCTACGCCGTCAACAACAATCTTTCCGACCCACGGCTTTTTTAGGTCCTTAGCGCATCTGTGGACACCCAAAAACCCACTGACGGAATTCCGCTTCGGTGCATGCCTGTTTTGCATGTTCACCGCCCTGGTGACATCGCGTAAGTTCTCGATCTTGTTGTTTGACGGGTCGCCGTCGATATGGTCAATGTCACCCGTCGGCCAATATCCGAAATGAAGTGCCCAGATGATTCGGTGCACCATCAAAACGGTCTGGTCGAGCTTTGTTTGTCGATACCCGTGGTTTGTCACGCCGACCTCATCGCCAGCTCGAACCGGCCCTCGTTTGTTGACGGTCCAGTAGAGTTTTCCTGCCGCTGGATCGTGTCTGAACTGGCTTCGCAAATAGTCAACGCTGAAATCCTGTTCTCTCATTCGCCCTCCAGAAACTTCACGAGCTCCGTCGCCACGGGCTTGTAGCCAAGGCCCTCGAAGAACCTCGCTGCGCCGTTCACCAGTTTTGCGGTACACCTGACCTCTGAGACGCCAAGTTGCCTGAGCACGAGTTCGCCGTACTGCACCATCCGCATTGCGGTTCGACCGCCGCGGACGTGCTCCCGCAGGTACATGGCGTCCTCAATGGCGTGCTTTGTCTTTGTGTGCCTTCCGGTCCTGATGTAGAGCCTGATGTGCCCAACAAGCGTGCCACCCTGCCGCGCCGTGATTTGCACCAACGACCCGTTCAGCTCCTCAGCCGTCATCGCGTCGTAGTCGGGGTTCATTGGGATATGCCGGCGATGTACCTCTGTTTGCGCGTAGTGCTCGACATGCAGCCCATGAAGCTCCGGCAGCACGGCCCGGAAGCTCTCGACCGCGAACGTCACGGTCCCGCACTGCACAGCCCCGAATTGCTTGGGGTCGATGCTCAGGTCTTCGGTGGCCAGCAGCTCCAGTTCAATCTCGGCGCAGCAGGCAGGGTCGAGCACCTGTCCCATCCGTTTGATCAGGGCGGCTCGGATTCTGGCTTTCATCCGCCGTTCAGCCTGCGGATGATGGTGTTGATGGCTTCGATCTGCTCGGCGGTCGTGGCCGTGGATTCCAGTTCCGACAGGACCTCGGCCGCCTTGTCCTGCCCCGTCAGGCGGTCCAGCACGGACTTCACGCTGTCGGCGAACAGCTGTAGCGGCCCGGCGTTCACGCGGGGGATGGAGACGCGGCCCGTCATACCGACTTCAGCCCGCTCATGGTTTCGTCCACGGCGATGTCGATCACCGGGATGGTGGCGGACACTGCCACCGCCAGCTTGTCGCTCTTGTAGCCCTGCGGCAGGCGAAAGGCGCGGTCACTGGTCAGCGCCTTGGTGAACACGATGTCGCCGTCGGACAGCAGGGTGAACAACACGCTGCCCGCGGTCGATTCAGCAACATCCACAATGCCGTCGCCCAGGATCTCGTACAGGCCAATTTCGTCGTCTGCAATGGCCCCGCCCACGTCGTCGGCGTCTGCCATCAGGGTTTCGTTGGCCTCCTGCACGCTTGTGTCGATTGGGACGATCTGGTCGTAGTCGGCGTAGACCTGCGCGGCGCCCAGGTTCAGGGGCTTTGCGGTCTGGTGCTCCTTGCCCTGCCAGTACATCGTCATGGGATTCGCTGCGTCGGCGTCCCACTCCAAAATCAGCCCATCCTTGGCCACGTAGAGCTTGCCGTCGTAGGGGTTGGCGTACAGGGCGTCGGGCTGGTAGTCGATGTAGACCACGGAATCCCGCTCCTGGATGTCGAAGGCCAGCATCATCCCGGCGCCCTCGCTTGGGGTGAAGTAGGCGTAATAGGTCTGGTCGTGCAGCGCCGCCACAAAGGTGGCCGGCATCACGGCCTGCCATTCGTCAAACTGATAGACCTTCTCGGTCAGGTTCACCACGGCTCCGGGTGTCGCCAGGTACAGTCCGTCATGTGCCGGATAGATGCAGCCGCCCCCCATTTGCACAACACCGCGCCGGCTCACGCAGGGCGCGTAGGTTTCGATGGCGCTCAGGCTGGCACTGTCGGGTTGGCTCGCCACGGCCAGTACGGGCATGCCGTCGGTCAGCACGATCACCGAGTTCTGGGCAACTCCCAGGGCAACCCCCTGGCTGGCGATGGCGTAGCGGTTCGCTGTCGGCCAGGAGTGCGGCAGGTAGGCCTCGCTCAGGCAGAGTTCATTCCCGGCCAGCATGGCAAAGCAGCCGTTTGGCATGTCGATCAGGCTGTGGCCGTTCTTTGGCGGCGTGCGGATGCCCTCATTCAGGGCCTCGCCCAGCGCAGTCGATGCCAGGGTGTCTGCGTAGCTGGTGGTCGATGCCGGCTGTTCGGCCACAAAGAAGTAGGTGCCCGAGCTCTCGGCTCGGTAGATGCACCGCGTCATGCTGGTGGTGTTGTGCGGCGCAACACGGGCCGCAGCGATGGTCCCTGCAGGTGTCCCCGTCAGGTTGGTGGCGATCTTGAGCACCGTGCCGCTGACGATCTCGTCAATCTCCCAAGTGGCGTTCAGGTCGGTCACCCCGGTAACGCCACTCAAGGTGATCTGCTCGTAGGCATAGGTGCCGTAGAGGTCGCCCGATACCGTCACCGTGGCAAAGTCTCCGTCCAGCACGATCCCGGTCACGCTCCAACTGTTGACCGGCAGGCTTCCGAAGCTGTTCAGCGTCCAGGTGTCGTCAACTTTCCCTGTCGCAGTCACAGCTGCGCTGGGCCCGGATTCCTCCCCGAATTGCGTCTTCAGGGTGTGTACGTAGGCCCTGGTCGATGCGGCACCAACACCCCCGGACGGTGTAACCGCCATTGCCGCCTTGGGTGGCTCCACGCCCAGCACGTAGAAGGCATCCGGGTAGGGCGGGGTGTCCACGGCGTCGGCATAGGTGGACATCCGGGGTTCCCCGTCTCCGGACCAGTACATGCGCCCCCGGGTTTCCTGTGCCACAGATGACCGCACCACGTTGACATCGACCCCGAACACCAGCCAGTTGTACTCAGAGCCGAACCGATGCCGCCAGATTGTGGCGATTGAGTCCAGGCCGGGGTCGGCAACCTGTGATGGCCGCTTGTAGGGCTCAGCCCCGCCGGATCCGAGCTTGCAATTGGTCGCCACCTGAGCCAGGTTGTCGGCAAGGCGGCGCTTGTTGAATCTCGGCGCCATGCCGCGGAAGCCTGTGGTGCGGATGCCGGTCATCAGCAATGTCTCCCGTCAGGATCAAAGGTGTCCAGCAGGTTCTGGCACATCCAGCGTGCGATTGCACCTCTCCATGTGGGTTGTCCGCAGTGGCGTTTCAGCCTGGCTGTCACCAGCCACTCTTTCGGTCGTTCCAGCATCACTGCGGACATGATGGTCAGGTTCAAAATCGCATCCAGCGCGACTCCGGCCACGATCAGCGGGGCCCCGAGAATCAGTGCTGGCATGGACAAAGTTCCATCCCTGCGTGCGCGCTGCAGGGACATCACGATGATGTACAGCGCCCATAGCAAGTAGGCGGCGCCGAAGACGTAGGCGGCTACCATGTGCGGCTCACTTCAAACCGGTAAGACCAACTGGCGGAAGTCACACCGCCGCCGCCTGTGTATGCCAGGGCTCCAGTCGATGCGTGCATCCACAGAAAGGCGACGGCCGCTCCGGTACGCAGCGCCAGCGTGTTTTTTCTGATCCTGGGAGTCAGCAGTGCGTAGTTGCCGGCCGAAGGCTGCGTCATGGCGCCATGGAATACCTCCCCTTCCACATAACCGGCGTTTGCTGAATCGCAGCGCAACGCCAGTTTCCCGTTAATACCGGGCGCCGCGTACCCGGATCCAGCCCCGGAACCGAGGCCAAGGTTGTGGTTTGCCGTCACCTCTGTGTTGGTGCCTGGGATGGTAGATGTCCATGCGCCGATGTAGCGACCCATCAGGGCATACCAGGTGATCGCCGTCACTACGCCGCCTGCCACCGTCACTTCACCCACAAATACCCGGTAGGCCTGCACGGCGCTGGAGCCGTTTCCGACCTTCATGGTCATTTCTTGGATGTTGAAAGTGCTCTGGCCGTTGGTTGTGCTGTAGGTGCCGCCCTGCTGGTAGACCGGCTCCAGTGTCGTGCTGCCTGGCGTGCAGGTGCCGTCGGCGTTCACGGTCAGGTACAGGTGCATCGTGCCGTTGGTGCTCAGACCGGTCCATGAGGCATTGGTGATGCTGCCAGCCAGGTCCGCTGCCCCGCTGGCCACGGCGCCGTTCGCGGCCGTTGCCACCAGTGTTCCTGTCATGGTCACCGTGGTGCTGCCTGTAGATCCACCAAAGTCCGGCAGCCCGGCCGAAGTCACGGGACCACTCAGCACGGTTTGTCTCACGGGTGCCGAATAGGATGCAATTGCCAAGCGCGCGGCCAACGCTGTGGATGCCGCAGTAAACGCGCGGGCCACCGCTGTGAAATCGGCAAGTGCGGCAGTCCCTGAGCCCGTGAAGTAAGGCAGCTTGTCCGCCGCTGATGTCAGCCCGGCAATCGCCGCCAGGTCGGCGTCAAAAGCCTGCACGTTGGTGCCAGGCACAACTCCAAGTGTTGCCTGAGCCGCAGCCTGGTTGACGTCATCCAGTAGCGTCAGGCTGAAGCCTGAAACCGCAGAGGCGGCTAGTTTTTCTGAGTCGAGCTCGTTGATGGCCGCTTGCACGCTTGTCGCGGCAATGTTCCCGGACGGCGTGTTGCTGATGGCCGATGCAGCATGTGCGCCGGTCACTACAGCGGGGTGCTCCAGCGAATCCTCGATGTCGCCCGCGGTAATCGACACCCGGACGATCGAACCAGCAGCGAAACCGATGGCAGTCGTGCCCTCCTGGGCACGCTGGACGTTGCTCAGCACGGCGGAGCCCAGCGTGCGGGTCCTGACGTAGACAATCTCCCAGTTCCCGGCGCTGTCGCGCAGCACGGCCTTAAACCAGTCCTTGCCAGCGGTGTTCACGGGGTCAGTCCCGGTGTCGGCAACTGGGAAGCGGTCGGCCTTGCCGGCCTCAACCGTCAGCGATGTCGCCGACGAATTGATGGTGGCCTGCAGGATCGAAATCGCGCGGTTTGCGAACAGTTGGCTCATTTCAGTAGTCCTTCACTTTGACCTTGAACTCGTCCTGCTGCGTCCGCCCGCCAGTGGTCACGATGGTCACCGTCACCTTGTATGTGCAGCCCGCGGTGCCGCCAGACAGCCAGGTCTTGAGCACGCTGGAGGTCGCGCTCTGCGAATCCACCACCAGGGCGTCGTCGTCGGTGCCCTCCACGCACTCCACGTCGGCCTCATAGGTGCTGATGGCGTCCCCGTCGGCCAGCCATTCGGAGTAGTCGATGTCGTAGTCCTTGACATCGGCCGGCTGCTTGATGAACTTCTGCAAAATCATTTGGTCATCCCCCTGTCTTCCTCGGGTCGGTCGGTGTCCGGTCCCGGCTGCACTTCGGCATCCCGGTACTCGGCTGGCCGCTCCATGCCGCTGGCGGGCATCACGGTCATTTCGGTGTCGGCCGGCCGCGTGGCCGTGCGCAGTTCCTCTGCTCGCTCCGCGCCTTCCTCGGCTTCGGCCAACGTCTGGTAGATCGGATAGCCGCGAACCTCGTCTGCTGGCGTCACGGCTTCGGTCAGGCTCACCACGGCGTCCAACTGCGTGGCCAGGCTGTCGGCTGCCGTCAGGTCCTCTGTCAGCACCGGGTTGAACTCGCTTGTCGCCGCCAGGGTTTCGGCTGCCGTCACGCTCTCGTCCAAGGTCAGCGTGATCACCAGCCCAGGCGTCTCCGTTGCCCCTGCTGTCGCCGCTTCGGTCAGCGCCAGCCCGATCACCAGTTCCGGGCTCAGCGAGGCATCCGCCGTCACGGCCTCAGTCAGCCCGATGCCCATCACTGCCGTCAGGGCCAGGTCGTCCGCTGCGGTCACTGCCTCGGTCAGCGTGGGGCCGAAGGTCGTCACCGCTGCCGTGCTCTCGTCGGCGGTCACGGGTTCCGTCAGGGCTGCTGCGGCTGTCAGCTGGTCTGCCGTGCTTTCATCGGCTGCAGCGTCTTCACTCAGGGTCGCGTACACCAGTCGTTCCGCGGCCACGCTCTCTGCGGATGCCGCGGCCTCGTCCAGCGTCAGGGCCAGCACGTTGCCGACATCCAGGCTGTCCGCCGGCGACGCCGCTTCGCTCAAGGTCAGTGTGATGACGTTGCCCGGCACCACGGATTCACCTGCTGTCACAGACTCGGTAAGGCCAATGCTCATGACAGCCGTCAGGGCCAGCGACTCGGCGGCGGTAGCGGCTTCCGTGCGCGTGGCCACCAGGGTGCTGGCGACTCCTAGGCTCTCCGCTGCCGTTGCCGCCTCCGAGCGCACGGCCACAAGGCTTGAGGTCGCGGTCAGCGATTCGGATGCCGTCGCGGATTCAGTCCGCGATTCGTCATAGGTGGCTGCCGCCGGCTTCCAGTACGACACCAGGGCGGACTCGGTGTTCGTCTTGTCGGTGCTCCCCAATGCCGACGGGTAGAAGGCCAGCTCGTGCAGGTAGCCAATCAGGCTGGCGCTGTAGATCTGGCCAACCCCAATGTTCCCGCCACTCCCGGTGTACCCACCGCTGGCCGAGGACTCCGAGGCGGTGTCGATCTTGTAGTACTTGTTCGATGCGTCGGCCCGGCAAATCGTCACATATGTGGTGCCCACGCTGATGGTCTTCTCCACCATGTTGGTGCCGGTGTAGACGTAGTGCCCGGCATAGTTCACGCTGCTGGCCACCCGCAGCATTTCCCCGACATACCCGTTGCTGTCCTCCCATACGGCGTGATTGCTCCACGCGCTGGTGTTCAAGGTGATGCTGGTCGCGCGCCACGCCGCAAAGGTCGTGTATGCGCCGCTGCCCAGCATGGTCGAGCGCCCCGTGCCCGACGTCATGCTCTTGCCGCTGGCGAACTGGATGCCAGGCTTGCCGTTGCCGATGTTGGCCACATAGGTCGGCTGGCTGCCCGTCGTCGTCTGCGTCAGGTTGCGGCTGTTGCCGCTCTGGTCGTAAACAGTCTTTACATAGCCCGTGGCACCGCTCAGCCAACTGGCAATCGCCGCGGTGTCAAGGTTGCTCCCGCTGAATCCAAAGTCGCTCTCCACGCTGTCCGAACTCCGGCGCAGGCGGATGCACTGTCCCGCGTAGCCCGAATAGGACCCGCCCACCTTGCGCAGCGCATAGATCCCGCTGGCGCCCGACGGGTAGGAGTCTTGAACGATGCCGGCGATCAGGCTGTACGTCTCGGTCAGCGTCTGGCCGCCAATCTGCTCCACAGTCCCGGCGATCAGGCTCACGGTTTCGGTCAGCGTGTCCCCGCCGGGGTTGCCCTCGTCGAAGGCCGCCGTGGGCGCCGTGAAGCTCGCCGTGTACCGCGCCGTGCCGCCCTTGGTGATGCGGACTTCATCAACCCAGCCGTTGCCCTGGAATGAGCCGTTGCTGTTGCCGATCTCCAGCTTGGAAGCAGACGCATCGGGCGCCGTGCTGCTGCTGTAGCTGCCCTCCAGGTTGCCGTCCAGAAACAGGCGGTAGGTCGTGCCGTCCCATGTCCATGCAACGTGGTGCCAGGTGTCCGTCGTCACCGTGGTGGTGCCCAGGATGCTCTGAGGCGTGCTGCCGATGTAGATGTACAGCCGAGCCTTGTTGCTGGTGTATCCCAGCCACCATGAGCGCGCGCCCCCGTTGTCCCACTGCGCGATGATCTGGTTCGTGCTGCTCACGGACGACGGTCGGTGCCAGGCCTCCACGCAGTACGGTCCACTCGCGCCCGGCGTCCAGTCCGCGTTGTCCGCCATTTCCAGCCGCTTCGTCCCGCTGGCCAGGTTCAGGCTGGCGCCACCAAACTTGCTTTGCGCCGTGCCCAGTGCCGGTGAGCCGTTCCCGGTGACCGTCCTGCCGTTCTTGGCATCCGTGAAGGTCGTGGAGCCGTCACTCCCATCTAGGTGCAGCAGCAGGACGACGTTTGACCAGTAGGCGTCGGCCACTGGGGCACCTAGTTCTGCTTGCGCAGCGTGCTTGAGTTCAACACAAGGTCGGCAGCAGACCGCACTATGTCGGAGCCGAAGTCGATCAGGGCCACGAGCTCATCCGCAGACGACGCGCCCCCTCGCGCCTTGTAGTAAGCCGCGTAGCGCGCCGTCACACTGACTGCGGAGAACGTGACACCGCCCAGCGTGATGTCAACGCGGTTGTCGGTGTTGTTCGTGGAGCCGACCGTGATGGTTGCCGACACGCCGCCAGCCGAATAGCCAGATCCGGTGACCTCGTTCGTGAGGTCCGACCGCTTGGCGTGTGACTTCGCCGGCGTGTAACTGCTGGACAGCAGCATCACCTTGAAGCTGTCGGTGTCGAAGTCGATGGCACCAGCTGCCTCGTCGCGCAGCGCGCTGTTGTAGATGATTGAGGCCACGGCTCAGTCCGGCTTGATTTCCTGCTTCACGCGCTCGACCAGCTCGATCTCGCCGTCACGAAACCAGCGCTCGTCCTGGTCGCCGGTGCCCGGGTCCTCGTAGGCCACCAGGTACTTGGGCTTGCCGTCCTCCAACTGGACGTCGATGACGTTGCCCTCGAATGGCTGGACTGCCTGGCGAACCCGGTCGCCGGCGTCGAAATTGATCATGGTGGGCATCTGGTTCTCCTTCAGGCCGTGACGGTCAGGGTGACGTTGAGGGTGTCGCCGTTGGCGACGGTGCGCGTGGCCGAGAAACTTCCGGCGCTGTAAAGCGTCCCCGTGGTGCCACCCTTGGTGCTGTTGGTCACGCTGAAGGCGCCGTTGATGGTGGCCGTGGCGTTGATCGAGAAGCTGGCCGCGCTCGCCGCCAGGGAGCCCGATGACGCCGTGCCAAAGCTCAGGGTCTTGCGGGCGCCGTCGCTGTAGGCCGTGCTCTCGATCCAGCCGGCGTGCGAGCTCATGGTGTCGCCAGCAGCCACAGCGGAGAAGCTGGCGTTGTCAATCAGGCCCAGATACCACGCCGCGGTGTAGCTGGAGCCCTTGAACTGGTTGGTCAGCAGGTCGTTCTTGCCGACCGTGGTGACGAGGTTGTCGAACTCCTCGTCCCACTTTTGCACCGTGGGGATGGCCTGCAGGCGGGCCAGCAGGTCCTGGTACTCACGGGACGCCCGCACTCGCAGCGCGGCACGCACCTTGGTCCGATGGCGAACGACGCGCGCCTCAGCCTGGCTCACCATGCCGGCCATGCGGTCGCGCAAGTCGATGAACTCGGCCCGGCGGTGCTCGACCGGCGACACGCAGGACACGTTGTAGCGGAAGCGCGGCGCCCCGACGTGCTCGGTGATGCGCTCGTTGTGGCCGACGGCTGCGCCCATCACGGCATCGGCTTTCGCAGCCTCGCTGGCTCGCTCATGGATCGGTTTTTGGTTCATTGCTGGCTCCAGAAACAAAAAACCCGCCGAAGCGGGCGGGTTAGAAGTAGTGAGAACGGGTCCGTCTCGGCGTGTTGCCGTGACTCTTGGCCACCTGCCACGCGATTTCCGAGCACTTGGAATCGAACACACCGCGGTGATATGCGGCCAGCGTGCCGTCGGTGTACGGCTTCTTGGGGCTGAGCATCAGCCTTGCCTTGGCACCGGACGCGATGACCTCGGCGTACTGCTCGTGAATGAAGTCTTCAACCCCGGCCGCCGTCTGCGATGGCTTGAGCGCGCATTGCGTGGCCACCAGCAGGCCGGCCGACTGGGCTGGGACGACGTAGAACGCCTTCTTGTCCAGGGTGAAGACGCAGCGGTCCATGGATGCGCTCACGCGCCAGTCTGGCGGGATGTCGCGCTCCGAGGCTACCGGCAGGTTCTTGTCGTCAATCGTGGCGCGCTGCAGCTGGATGACTTCTTGCAACGGCGTCAGGTCAAAGTCGTATTCCAGGACATCGGCAACGGTCGTCACGTCGTCCAGCCACTCCACCCACACCAGAGTCTTCTCGCAGAACTCGCGTGCCGCCTGGCGCAGTTGCAAATCGGCCATGGCCAGCGGGCATCCCGGCACATCGGGTAGCAGGTAGTCGTAGAAATCAGCCCATTTCTTCACAGCATGCCCCCGCTGAGTTTCAGGAATGCCGCGGTGCGCGCCATTTCCTCGCTGGGGTCATCCAGCAGGGTCGCCCGGGCTGTCAGGTAGTCCGCAATGGCCTGGTCCATTTCCTCTGGCGTCGGCAGGGTGTCCCCCAGCGCCAGGGCGGTGTGTCCGGTCTTCAGGGAACCGATAAACAGGTCCGCGCGGGCCTTTTTCAGGGCGCGCAGGCCGAAATTGAGGTAGCCCAGCATCGCGGCGTCCGTGTGCCGGCCCTTGTCCGCGTCGTTCAGCGGGATGCGGGCCTGGTCGATGACCTGCTGGGCTGTGGTCATGTCATTCAGCCGTTACGGCGTCGAAAACCGTGTTCAGGATGTCTTTGGCACTTGCCCTGGCGTCGATCTTGATGGCGTTGGCCTTGGCGAATGCCACCAATTCGGCCTTGGACAGCTTGCCCAGGTCCAGTTCACCGCCGTCGGTCGTGATCAGGAAGTCGGTGGGCTCGTCGTCGCCGTCGTCGGCAGCTTTGGGCTTGGCAGCAGCGGCCTGGGCCTCTCCATACTCGCGGAAGCCCTCGGGGATGCTCAGCAGGCGCGCAATGTCCGCGGGTTCGGTGACTTCGGCAACGTGTGCGCCGCCGTCTTCGCCGGGCGCAAAGTGGTACTTGTTGTCGCCCAGTTGGACTTTCGTTCCGGCCTTGCGGCGGATGATGCTCTCGATCTTCATGCTGTTCGCCCCTCTTGTGGTGGGAGAAAGGGCCCGGGTTGCCCCGGGCCCGTCCATCAGTCGGCCTTCAGCCAGACCGTGATGCCGATGTCGCCGGCCTGCGCCGCGTCGGGGTTCGTCGTCGGGATGATGCCGACGGTGCGCTTCGACGTGGACGACCCGCAGCGGATCGCGTTCTGGTTGTCGGCACGCAGCAGACCGCCGGCTTGCGCGGTCGTTGCACCCGTCTTCCAGATGTTGTTGCCCGAATCCAGGTCGGTTTTCCCGGAGTTCAGGATGCCGACCTTGAACACGATCGCGGGCGTGCCGTCGGAATCGAGGTCATCCACATCGACCGACCAGTCCAGGACTGAGTAGCCGGGGGGGATGTCCACCATTTCCAGCACGCTGGTCGTGGCGATCTGGCCAGTGGTAAGCGTGAGCTTCGCGCGAAGGACAGGGGACTCCTGGCCCATGGCGATGGGGCTCGGCACTTTGCCTTTAACGTTGTCAGTTTGCACGTTTGCCATTTCAGTTCTCCTTCACTGTTGGCGGTTCAGGTGGGATCGGCGGCAGCCGTGTCCACGGCGATGACGCCGAAGTCGTAGCTGGTTCCGTCGATGCTGAAACGGGTCTTCTTCACGCCGAAGATGCTCGACGTGGTGATGACGACCTGGTTGCCCCGGTCTTCCGTCTCCTCGTTCCAGTCGAAGCGCAGGTCGGTGCCCGGCGAACCGAACGCCACCACGCCCGCCTGGCGGCCCATGAACAGGGCACGCGCCGCAGCCACGTTGCTGCCTGCGCCGGCATCCGAGAAGCGGATGACGTTGCGGTGCTTGTGGATGACCACCTTGTTGTACATGCCCTCGCCACCCTTGAAGATCGGGTTGTCCCGGCCTTCAGCAGCAGCGGCCGCCTTCTGGATGTCCAGCCATTGGCCCGTCGAGGTTGATACCCGCAGGTCGTAGATCTGGAAGTCGTGGCACAGCAGAACGTAGCGCTCCTCGCCCTCGATCATGCAGGGCTGGATACGGGGAATGCCCGTGGTCCCGCCGCCCATGGTGTTGGCCTTGGTCACCAACTTGTCGATCAGGCTCAGGGTGAGCTTGTCGTTGGCGTCGATGGTGGCGTAGCTCGTCGCATCACCGCCGTAGACACGGTGGGCCGTGTCGGGGGCCGCAAAAGCGTTGCCGGCGTAGCCCGTGAAATCCGTGTCTTCGATGAAGTCCGTCGCAACGCCGCGGGCGCCGCTCAGGTACATGAAGAAGGTTTCATCGAACAGGCGGCTCCACCAGTCGGACTGACGGGCCCGGGCGATCTTGCGCATGTTGTGGATGGTGCGCTTGCGCGTCATCTTCCCGCCCGTGTTCACGCCACCGCGCAGCTGGTCGATGTACACCGAGTCCGAGTAGAACTTCAGGTCTTCTTCCTTGCCACGCAGCGTGTTGTCGCCTTGCACGGGTTTCATGCGCAACGCCATCACCAGGTCGAAACCGATCTGGTCGCCGGAGTCGTTCTCCAGGTGGGGCAGCGTCTGAAGCGGGGTTTCCGCCTCGATGCCGACACCCATCATTTTGCGGTTGAAGTAGGACTTCTTGCCCACATCCACCGCCAGAAAGGCCGAGAATTTCTTGACGGCCTTGGCGTCACCGACGCCGATCACAGTACGTCCCATTTGATGCTCCTTCGCTTAAAAAGGGGACACAAACAGCACGTCCTGCGCCGTTGCAAAAACCTCGTCACCCGGAATTGGGTGCAAGGGCCATACGGACGCCCGACTGGGCTGCAACTGCCGATGAAGGCTGCTGCCGCTTGATCGAGACATCCGGATCTGCTGTGAAGACCAGGCGCACGCGCTGCCCGGACTTCTCTTTCACGCTGACAAGCACCCTGCCGTTGTCCACAGACACGGTTTCCCCGACGGGGACCACCATCGAAAGAGTGCGCTTGTCGGTCATCAGTCGGTTTCCGCCCAGCGAGCTTGTTGTTCAGGCGTCATCCTGGCCACGGCGCGCTCAATGGCCATGCCACTCAAGCCTTCCAGGTGCGCGAACTCGCCGCCGTCGTCGGATGCGCTGGCTGCGGGGGCCCGACTGATGGAGGGCGGTACCTTGCTCAGGTCCGGGGCCTTGCCGGCCGCTGCTTTTGAGGCCGCCGGCTTGTCTGCTGGCTTGGCCGAACCCTTGGGGACGGTCACGATGGCGAAGTTGTCCTTCACCTGGCGGTGGGCCTCCTTGAGGAACCAGCGCTGCGGCTTGTCGCCGTGCACCAGGTTGCCGGCGTCGTCCTTCATGGTGGCCAGGTCCTTGACCACGGTGTCCAGCGCAGAGTTCAGGACCCGGTTGTTGGCGTAGTCGATGCCGTCGGTGTCCTTCACGGACTTGAAGAACCCGTTCACCGAAGCCTTCCAGGACTCCATGACGGCCTTCTCGTTGGCCTGGGCCACCCGCTGATTGAATTCGGCGGCGCGCTTGGTGTCCTTGAGCGAGTCCAGCTTCTGCTCGGCGGCGTCCAGCTGGGTCTGGTACTCCTCGTCGGTGAGCTCGCCCTCGCTGAACTTGCGCATCAGGTCGCGCCGCTCCGTGCGCGCTGCCGTGATCTGGTCGTCCAGGTCAGCGGGGACCTGCACGTCCAGCAGCGGCATCGCCGTGACCGGTTGATCGTCGTCATCGTCGTCTTCGGTGGTCGTCTTGGGGGCTTCCTCGGCCCTTTTGGGCTCGGCCTTGGCCTTGTCGTCGCCGGCATCGTCTGCGGCGTCGTCCTGGCCGTCGTCATCGGTATCGTCGCCGGCATCGGCGTCGTCACCAACAACTGCCCGCAGGGCATCCTGATCCTCGTCGTCGGCCTCCAGGGCTGCGCGTTCGGTGTCGCTCAGGCCGGGTGTGTCTTTGGGGTCCATGTCTTACTCCTCGTGTTTTCCGGCCACGGCGGCCATGTCAAGCAGCTTCTTCTTCGCCAGTTCCTTGGCCTTGGCAAAGCGCTTCTTGTCCTTCCTGATTTCCTCGGCCTCGGTCAGGGTCCGCAGGTCGCTTTCGGTCTGCCAGTCGTGGTCCGGCACGGCCATACTTGATTTGCTCATTGCTGCACTCCGTCGTTTGCGGCCGTCTCGATCCCTTTATTCACACCGTCGGCCTGCAGCGGTGGGTTGGGGCTCATTCCTTGGTCAATGGGTAGCGGCAGCTGGGCGGGCTGTGGCAGGTTCGGGTCGGCGCCAGACTTGTCCTTGAAACCCGCGCCTTGGGCGATGACATCGGCCACCGGTGCCACGGCAGGCACGGATGTGATGACCTGCGCGGCCTGAATCGCTGAGTACATGCCCTCGATCAGTCGGGCGAATGCCTGGGCGTCGAGCTGCCCCTTTGTCGACCGCAGCTTTTCGACCTCGGCCTCGAGCTTGTCCAGGTTGAGCGCCGCGGCCTTCTGGGCCATGGCGTCTTGCATCGCCCGGGCCTGCTCCTGTTTGGGATCCGGGCGCTTGGTCGGGTCGGACTGACCGTTTATCTTGCGGATGCGGGAAACCACTTCCTCCCGGTTTGGGATGTCCATCATCTCCACCACCAGGTCCAGCAGGTTCACGGCGGCCTGCGGCATTACCGGGGCGATCTTGGCCAGCATGTCCATCAGTTGGGCTGCCGCGGCTTCTCGCAGGCTGGCGTAGTAGTCCTGCTGCCCGATGATGAAATCAGCCCGGCTGGCCGTGATGACGTTGACGGGCGCTCCGGTCGTCGGGTCAACCTGATTGATGGGCACCCACTCGATGGGCTTGTTCTCGCCGACGATCCGCACCACCTTGGCCGCCGTGTAGAACTGCTCCATCAGGCTGACGACCTTGCCGCCACTGATCTGCTCGGCAAACCGCTTGTTGTCGAAGATGTTGAACGTGATCGTGGAGCCCTGATCCTGCCGGCGCTCGATGGCGATACCGGACTGGGCGTTGGTGCGCCGGCCCAGGTTGTCGTCGGTCACTCCGCCAATGTCCTGGATCATCTTGGCGTCCCGGTCCATCAGCATCAGGTGTTCTTCGGCCAGTTGCTTGTCCTGGCGGAAAGTCAGTTCCGTGCCTTTTTTCTTGGCGATGATGCCGTCCGGCCGGGCGGCTTCTTCGCGCAGCAGTTCGATGTCCTTGGCTGCCACCGCCTCGGTGTCCATGATGATCTGATTGGTGGACAAAATGAAAAGTGCCTTGCTGGCCCTCTTGTTCAAGTCGTCCTGTGCGTCGCGGACATCGCGGATCTTGCCGTAGGGCATGTTGTCGCGCTTCCTGCGGTAGCACCACAGCGGGGTCAGCGGGAAATCGTTGTGCCGGTACGGGGTTTCACCATGGAACAGCACATGGTTCTCGGTCATCAGCATCACGCACATCTTCATGTGCAGCGTGGTGGCCAGGGTCACGGCACCGGCTTCCACGGCCTCGAGGTGCCCCTGGTTGCTTTCGTCGTAGACCTCGCCGTCGTACTGGCCATTGCCGCGCATCACCTGGGCGGGCACGGGCTTGCGATACCAGCCCTCGATGATCTTCACGCGCTTGCGCTTGGAGAACCCGCCTTCTCCGCTGCTGCGGACCACCCGCATGCGGCTGGCACTGCTGAAGTCGGCTTCCTCTTTGTTGTTGCGGGCGCCCAGATACCAGATGTCCTCGTCCTTCTCGGCGATTTCGTCGGCGTCCATGGCGGCGGCGCGGATGTAGTTGGCGCGTTCCGGGAACATGGCCACGGCGACATCCTCGTCCAGCCACTTCCAGCGGAACAGGTATCGACCGTCTTTCAGGTCGCGCCGGGTCGCCATGCTGTCGTGCAGGACGTTGCGCCAGCTCTCGGAGCCGATGTAGATCAGTTCCTGCCCGGGCTCGGTGTTCACGCCTTCCTCAATCCAGCCCAGGCCCGCCACGATGGCGTCATGGAAGGCGTCGGACCGGGCATATCCGGCGTTGTTCACGTCGCTGAGGTACTTGAACAGCTTGGTCTTGACCTCGGCCGTGCCCTCGTCGCTTTCCTCGCGCGGCAGGATCTTGTAGTCGATGCGCGTGCGCTTCTCGGTGCCCGTCATCCACTCGATCGTGGGCTTGACCTTGTTGAACACCAGCGGCGCCTGGTCGCGCTCGGCCAGCACCTCGGCGTCTTCTTCCGACCACTGCAGTCCGTCGAAGTAGTCCTCGTCGATCGCCATCTGGTAGCGGTTGACGCTCTGGCGGTCCCTCTCCTCGTAGAACCACGACAGCAACTGGGCGTGGAGCTTCTTGATCTCGGGCGAGTCCAGTCGGGAAGCCCTGCGCGGCGGCTTCTTGGTGACCTTCCCGTCGCCGCCCATGCGGTTCGGGTCGCTCATGGGCGACTCGCCACGGACGTTGATGATGTCGTCAGCCATCAGGCTTCCGCCTCATAGACGGTCCGGCCGCCCTGCTTGATGATGATGTCGCCCACCGGGTCCGGCTTGTTGGCCTGGCGCACGGCCTCGGGCTCTGGAATCATCTTCACCAGGTCCTGCGCGGCGTCCAGCACGATCTCGGTAATGCGAAAGCAAATGTCCTTGCCGGGCTGGAAGCCCAGCTGGCGGGCGATTTCAATGCTTTTGGCGATCATGTAGCGCGTCGGCGTGCCGTTGCTCTCCACGTACTTGTGCAGCGCCGACAGGCCGATGACATAGGCGCCCTGGTGCAGAACGGACCGCGTGGCCGGGAACAGGCAGATGCTGGGGTCGGAGTTGATCCACTGCAGCGCGCAGACGACATCGCCCTTCTGGAATTGCTTCCATGCGTACTCACCGCCCAGGGCGATCATCGGATTGCCCGTCGGGCCAATAAGTTGCGGTGCTTGCATCGTGTGGGGTCCTTTCAGGCTCGGCGCCAGTTGCCCTTGCGGCGGCGCTCGGCGTGGGCGTACATGCTTCTGTCCGCCACGGGTTCGGCAAAGGTCAGGGCAAGGCTGTCGGCGCGGTCCGGGCTCTTGATGCCGCGCTTCTTGGCGTCGTCCTTGGATTCCATCAGCAGCTTGGACTGCCGGTAGCTGTAGTGCAGGCTGGTCAGGTCGGTCTTGAGCTCGGGGTCGTTGGGCAGACTCACCGGGCCGTTGGCTGGGTTCAGCCACTCCCTCATGTCGCGCCACAGACGGGCGCGGGTGTTGTAGTTGCGGCCGTCGTCCAGCATCACGCTCGAGTTCACGCCGATCACCTGGATGTGGCTGATCTCGGGGATGTCGTTGAGCCTGTCCACCACGCCGGCACCCACTCCAATCACGTCCACGGCAATCTGCTCGATCTGGCCGATGTCCTTGTTGGAGTCATTCCAGTCCAGCACGTAGTCCTTCACCACGCTGGCCACGGCCATGGTGTCCAGCTTCTCGCGCACCACCTGGGGGAAAACGATCCGGCCGCGCCTGGGCGTCAGAACGGTCTTGTCGTCGCCGAACCGGGCCACGTCCACCCCCAGGATCACCGGGCCGGACGGCTCGATGTCGGCCGGGCCCCTGCTCATGGCCTCGGTCACCGCGGCTTCCGGTATCCAAGCATTGGCCACGGAAGCCGAATAGCTGATGTCAACCTCTTGGGCCAGCACCACGGGGTCCAGGTCGCGGACCTGCTTGTCGTACCAGTCCTGGCCCTTGCGAGGGTCGTCGCGCCAGTTGAACGTGAACACCTGGATCCGGCCGCCCTTGCGCTTGCGGGCAAACGGGTTCCCGTCGCCGTTGGGCGTGCTGACATCAATCTTGCAGTTCGAGGTCTGGCTCAGGGCGGCGTCGATCTTGTCCGGGCGCTCGTAGAACGCCGATTCGTCCTTGAAATAGATGCTGGTGCGGCTGCCGCGCCCGATGTTGTCGCCAGCTTCGCCCACCAATACGGCACCGTTGACTGGGTTGCGGATCGCCATGTACTGCGCGTGCCGGCGCTCGTCGTAGCCCACCGGACGGAACTCCTCGGGCAGCATGCGGATGAACATCCGCGCCTTCCAGAACAGGCTCTTGGGGTCGCTCAGGTCGTCAACGTATTCCTCTTTGCGACTGCCAAAGCCGGCCACAGTGCCTGGGCGGAACACCCACATCCACACCGCGAAGCTCACGCAGAGCCAGGAAATGCCCATGTCCCGGCTTTTCTCGGTCAACCCGTCCTGCCGGCTTGTCCACCTGGCCAGCAACCAGTCCAAAAACTCCCGCTGCTTGGGGAACAGCACGAATGGCACCGTCGTCGGCAGCCCGATGTCGGCGTTGCGGGGGTCGTAGGTCATCCCCCAGTCGTTGATGAAGTCGGCCGGGTGGTCGGCGTAGTACGCCTTGATGGCCTCGAACCTCCCGGCATCCTCCCGCAGCCATTCCAGGCGCTCCATCCGGGCCTGGTACACGGGGCCGTAGTCCGGCGCTTTCCAGTTGAACGCCGGCTTGCCTAAAATTTCAGCAGGATCAGCGGCGCCCATGGTCTAAACCCGCGATTTCCGACACCATGGCGCCGTTTCCCAAGGGTTTACCCGTGCAAATTGACCCGAAGTTATCCACAGGTCAGCCGCCCTTGGACAGCATCTTTGCGTAAGCCTCGGCTGGCGGGATCTCGAAATTGGCCGTCACGTTGACGGATGCGCCCGGCAGTGGCGGCAACCCGTCCGCCCCGCCCAGTTGCAACTTGTCCCCGTACTTCTTGGGCGCCAGCTTGGCCGCCCTCCATTGCTTTGATGCCAGCACGGCCCTGGCTGCGGCCGGGTTGATCTCGCCGGAAAGAGTCTTGTCCTCTATCTCGGCGCAGTCCTCCACGATGTAATCTGCCTGCTCCTCGCGTGCGCGCGCGCACCTGGTGGCGAAACCCGAATCTTTTGCAATCCACTCCTGCACGGTTGTGCGGTCTGGCATGTGGGGGTCGAGGCAGATTTTCCGCATCGACTCCTTGTTGGCCAGCCGTTCGCATATTTCCGTTGCCAGAGCCTCGGTGAAGGCTGAGGGGCGCCCGTTTTTTTTCTTGCCGGCCGCGTCCTTCCCTGCCCTGGCTGTCTTCTTGGCTGGGGCTGGCTTCTTCCGGGCGGTCATTTCAGGGGGTCAGGGCTTGGTAGGCGCGCTCGCAGGCGAGGCCGGCGATGCGGCTTTGGTCAGCGTGGAGAGCAATTCCGTCCTGAGCTTCGTCAAGCCTTCGCTGCACGTCGGCGAGCAGATCGGCGGCGGGTCCGGTTGCTGGGCCTCCTGGGGAAGCTGCGGGATTGCCGCAGGCTTGACCACGGAGGGCGGCGAGTTGGTCGCGCAGGCGCTCACCAGCAGTGCGAGCAGCACTGGCAGCAGCCAGGGCGTTCTGGGCTTGTTTCTTGGCATCGGTCACCACCTTGGTTTGTTCCGCCAGCCGGCGCTGTTCTTCGGTCCTGGCGGCCTCGCTGGCCTTGCGGGCCTGTTCTTCGGTCTTTGCCTTGTAGCGCTGGTACTCGGCGCTGGTCTCGGCCACCTGCACCCGGCTGATGCCCAGCAGCGCCAGCAGCAGGGCGATTGCGGCGCCCGCGGCGAACAGTCCGATGGTCTTCAGGTCAGGCAAGTGCGTCTCCCGCCTTGTCCGTCAGGTCCTGGCGCTCGGCAAGCCCGAGGTCGGCACCGTTGACGGCCTTGGTCACCTTGCGGATGTCGCCCATCACGCTGTCGGGGACATTGCCCTCCCACCAGGCGATTGATGCCCGCAGGGCGGTTTCGGGCTCTGCCAGCAGGTCAGGGTTTTCCAGCAGGTCCAGGCCCAGGGCTTCGCCGACCAGGCGGTAGTTGTAGCGGCCCGTCACCTGCATCAGGCCGCGCCCGCGGTACTTCCAGCCGTCTCCGGCCTCCACATTGCCCAGCCGGCCGCCGTAGGTGGCGTTGGCCAGGCCCTCGGGGTTCCTGTGCAGTTCCAGGGCCTTGTCGTTGGGCACAAACAACCCGGCGGTGTCCTTCATCTTCATGCCGGCGTCATCCACCCGGGCGTACCGCCCCGGCCACACCTGCGCCATGCGGGTTGCGGTGTAGCTCAGGTTCTCCTCGGTCTTTTCCAGCTTCGCGGATTCCTTCAGGATCTGGCCCAGGAAGTCGTCGAGCTCGGAGTCGCCGGCGCTGAAGGTGTCGGGGCCGATCTGCTCGGCAAACACCGGCGCCCAGCGCGCGGCGGTAGTCAGGTGGACGCCGCACTCGATCAGAATCCGGGTCCAGTCGGCGGCGGTTCTCATGTCTTGCCCTTGCAGGTTTCCACGCCGGCCTCGTACTCCTTGGCAAAGCCCAGACGCAGCAGGCCCTCCACGGCCCTGTTGCTGATGACGCGGCAGCCATCCTCCTTGGCGCACTGCGCGGCCTCGGCTTCGGTCAGGGTCAGGTTGCGCCCGTTGATTTCGACGGCTTGGATCGGCGCTACCGCCGTCAAGGTCGCCAAAATGAATACTGCGGATTTCATTTCTTGCCGGCGTTGAAGACGCGGGTTTGAGTGAAGTCGTCTGATTCCCGCGGCTGGCCGTCAATGGTTTCCTTCACCCGCGTTCGCACGATCAGCACGGCAAAACCAGCCATCACGCAGGCATCCTTCAGGGTCGGCGTTTCCAGGCGCAGCAGCGGTGTGATGACGGCCCAAGCTGATCCGAGCGCCAGCAGGCCCCATGCCGCGGCCTTGAGGATGGTGGCCAGCCTTGTCCGGATGGTCAGTCCGGTGGTTGTCAGGGCTGGCAGCACGTCGGTGCTCTCCAGTTTGTTCAGGGCCTCGGCCAGCACAATCAAGCCAGCCAGCCAGTGAATGGCGGAGATAGCGTTCATGCGGCGTCCTTCTGCTTGGCCAGGGTGGCGATCCACTTCGCCAGCACCTTCTGGGCTCCAGCCCCAACCACGAATGCCACACCAAGGAGCAGGGTGTCGGCCATACGTTCCACAGCCAGGGCAGCCAGCGGGGTCAGGTAACCGGCCGTCAGGCTGGATGTCACTGCCACCCCCATGCGCCGGCCGGTGGTCTTGAGCATGTCTTTCCAGTCGTCACCGGCCCCCGGCACACTGTTCAGCAGGGCCATTGCGGCAATGGACCCGGAGAACCCGGCCATGAGAATGTCCGCCCTGAGTCCAAGGCTCACTCCCATGATGGTCAGGGTAGGCACAGCCACCGCGGCCCCGGCAAGGGTCAGCCCGGCGGCTGTGGTCGTCGTCGGTTCGGGCATCGGTGGGCTCCGTTCAGAAAAAAGGCCCGCCGACGTTTCCGAGGGCGGGCCTGAATCAGCAGGGGCGCCGTGGGGTGCGCCTGATCCACTGAGGAGACAACTGCAATTTGGGGTTGCGCAGGTGGGCTTCGATCCCACGACTTCCGGGGTATGAACCCGGCGCTCTGCCTGGCTGAGCTACTGCGCTGAATGGAGAGGCCTGCTGGAATCGAACCAGCCTGGGCGGGTTTGCAGGCCGCCGCCATGCCACTTGGCTAAAGCCTCAATGTTTCTTCGTGGCCGGCTTGCCCGCCAGCGGCTCGGGGAGGGTTGAGCTGGGGCTGGCGGGCATCCGGTGGCTGGCCTATTCCCCTGGGCCAGCTAGGGCCGCGGTCGTCCTTCACCGTCCACTTGCGGGAGGGCGTCAGTCAGTTGCGGGTTTGGATTGGAGACACCTTTCCCATCAGGGGCGAGCACGCTGCGTTCAAAGCGCGTCAAGGTGTAGGCCGTTGGCCATTGTGCGTGCGGTTACGGACTCAGCAGCCCGGCCCGGTCACGGTACGGGATTATGAGCCAATTCCTTTTTGGAATGCAAGTGGTCTCAAGTTTGGGTAATGGTATAGGTTGGTCCAGCTGCTTGTTGGGCCGGACGGCTTTCGTCTCCGGTCAACGCGGGGGTTTTTGTGCGAAGCGCCCAGTCCCCACACCAATCCCTGTTTGTCGTTACTGGCTGCTCCCAGTTGTGCGGCGAGTACGGGCGCGCGTCCGGTTGCACTCCGATAAATATGGGCGGGTGTCTGCAGCAAAACCCAAGGTCCACATCGTCGTCCTCCGACTCGTCCTCTTGGGCACAGTCGAAAAATTGCCAAAACGCACACGTTTTGCAGTTTTTGGTCATCACTTTCCCCTTCCAAAATAAGCCCGATACCCGGGCGTCCAAGTCACACCCTGCGGGGTGCTCGACTCTGCGTTGGCAAAATCGCTATCCATCCCGACCCATCCGCTGTCTCAGCCTGGTCGCCATCGAGGTCCGCGCCGCCTGCATGCACTCCTCCATGTAGCCCAGCATCAACCTACCAAGCATTCCAGCGGGGATCGGCGTTTCCCCGCTCCCCCGGCAGCATTCGCAGGGTCGGTCAGAGAGCCTCCCGGTTTCCGGCACCACCTTCCACCTTTGACCGTGGCACACAGGGCAGGCATGGTCCGTCCACCACGCAAGCACCTTGGCGGTCACGGCTTCCGGCGCCTCGGTCTTGTCCTTTGCCCACTCCGTCAGTCCGGCCCGGACACCCGGCAGGGTCTTCAGTTGCCCGAAAAGCAGCCCAAGTTCGTGCCGATACCACTCCGCAGCCATCCGGTGGGCTTCGGCCTCAAACCGGCTTCTGCGGGGCTTGTCGCCCTCGGGCTTGCGGTCGAACTCGGCTTCCAGCCTGTCGGCCAGTCGCTTTACGTCCTCGGGTCTGGGCTTCACGGGCTTCTGTGCGCCGTCCCATTCGCTGTGCAGGCGCAGCAATGCCGCTCCGAGGCGGCTGCGGCTCCAGCCAGCGGCGATGATCACGTCACCCGGCCCGCCCTTTGCCGCGACAACGGCTAAATTGCTGGTGTTCGCCGCGCTGGTGTAGCGCTCCTCGACGTTGGGCTTGTCCTGAGTCATTTGGCTCCTTTTGTCATCGCATCAGCCCTGAGAAGATGCCGCCCACCGGCTCATAGCAGCGCAGCCCTTGGCGGCGATACCCGCTGATGGTCGCGGACGCAACACCCAGCCTCGCAGCCAGTGCAACGCCGGTTTCATTGCTGGTGATGACCTCGGCCAGCATTTCCGGCGTCAGCGCAGCGCGTTTCCTGCCGGTCAGCCGGTTGGCCTTGATGCGGTTGATATTGCCTTTTTGCTTGCCTGTTGCGCGGGTGTGCGCTCCGAATTCCTCGGTCAGACCAGCCTTGATGTGCGCCGGATTGACGCAGGTAAGGCTGTCGCAAGTGCCATAGACACGCCAGCCGGACGGCAATTCCCTGCCTATCGCCAGCCAAGCGGCGCGGCGTCCGGGCATGCTCCTTTCCTGGCCGTTCTCGGTCTGCCAGATTCGCGGGTACTTGCCCTGGCCCATCGCTCCGGCCCAGTTCCAGCAGCCGGTGAATTCGTCGATTCGGCAGCGGTCTTTGATTTCGGCAATCGTCTTAGGCATAAATATTAGGGTTTGTACCTACAAAATAGTTCTTGCGCTATGCACGCATTGCGTATATATTTGAGTCATGGATGCACCGCATCCGCCGCGCCTCGGGACACAGGGGCCAGGAGATTGAAATGAACACCTACATCAAGACCAACGACGGCACTGAATTCGCAGCAGTCCGCGCCAGCCGCGCCGAACTGGTTCGCGTCATGCCAGAACTGAAGATGCGAATCGTTCCGGCGACAAAAGCCCTGCGCCGTGCTGCCTACATCGGCTCGATTCCGACCTACAACATTAACGAAAACAAGTCGCTTGCCCGCATGTGATATGGCCAGCCATCCCAATCGCGGCAGGCCCTCAGGGGCCTCCAATCCAGCCCCAGCCACCATCCGCGCCGCCCGGGAGGCTGCTGGCCTGACGCAAACGCAGGCCGCAGCCATCGTGCATGGCACGCTCAGAGCGTGGCAGGAGTGGGAGGCCGGAAACCGGCGCATGCATCCGGGCTTGTGGGAGTTGTTCTCCATAAAACTTGCCTCGTAGTCAGGCATCAAACCTCCGCAGCACGGTCGGCCAGTCCCCGTTGCGCTCAATGGCTCCCCGCGTCTCCCTCCCCCACTTCGCAGCCTGGGCACGCATGTCCGCCTTCGGGATCAGCCGGTATTGGTCAAACTCGAAATGGCAGCCAGTGATTCCCGGTCGCGTGCAACACAGCGGGAAGCACTCGCGGTCATCCTCTTTCATGCCCTTGCCTCGAGGTGGCGGGTGTGCGGCTTGGCTGTAGCCGTGGATTCCGCAGTAGATGCAGGGCATCGCGGCCACCAGTCGGCGGTATCCCTCATGCTTCACCCGGTTCTCTTTGTGGACTGAAATCACGGTATCCGCAATCCGCGCCAGCACTCCTACTCGATCAGGCTTTGGCGGCAGTGGTCCGGGCTCGATGTCGCGTAGCCTTGGGGGTGGGGTCCAACGGGAGGCGAAGGTCATGCCGCTACAGCCTCCCGAAACTGCACGCCACGCTCTGCGCCGTAGGCGTACAGGTAATCAATGAATTTCGATGCCTGGTCAACGGAGAATTTGCGCGTCAACACTTCGACCTGAACGATTCGGAGACCATCGAGGCTTGGCAACAGCGACGCGTCTTGCGGAAACGGGTTCGGCTTTCCCTGCGCCATTGCTTCTTCGCGCAAGATGTGGACCATTGCCTCCACCAGCAGGCGCTTCCATGATTCGGGGTTCAGCTTCCGCCCGTAGTGTGTGCAGTGCGCGGCAATCTCGCCAATCATTGCGTGGTACTTTTCTTCTTGTTCACGCTTTTTTGTCGGCTCTGCCACGGTCACGCAGTAGCCCTCTGGTGCGTCTGCAACAGCGCTCATGGCCCTGCGTCGGGCTTCGTGGTGGGCGAGGATGAAGACGGCTTTCATGTCGCTCCAATCGCGGCCAGTGCCTCTTCGGCGCTGTTCACCACCACACAAGCCCCGCCGCGCCACTCAAGGTGCCACGCAATTTGGTCCGGCGTCAGTTCGCGTGCGCTGGGCGGCTTTGCGCCGTCTTTCACTTCAAGCAGGTAGGTCTCGCCACGGTAGCCAACCAGCAAGTCCGGCACGCCTTCACCCACGGCTGACAGGCTCTGCACGGTCGCGCCCATCGAGTTCAGCTTGCGCACGATCTCGGGCTGGTTTGCGTCGATCTTTGCCGCTCGCCTCATTGCGCATTGCCTCCGTGAGCATTTGCGGCATGTCGCCCCACAGCTCCGGCGCTTCCCGCTGCAACTGCTTGGCTCTGTGCCAAGCGTGGTCCTTGGCTCCGGGCATGCTCGCCATCCAGACCAGGTGCGCGAGGGTTTCGGATTGCAGTGCGGTCATCTGTCATGCGTCCTCCCGCGCCGGAGGCCCGTAGAAATTCATCTGTGGCGCGTTGAAGCTGCCAACAAGTTGCCGGCTGCGCTGGCGGAACCACAGGCCGATGTTTCCCTCCCATCCGCTACCGTTGCGCTGCTTGTCAACGATCAGCATCACGTCCGGGTCGGTTTCCTGCACCAGCTTTTTCGCGGCCAGGTCACGTTCCTTTTTCTTGTTCCGCCACACCGCGATCACGTTGTCCACCTGGTCGGTGATTGCACCGGAGCCCTTGAAGTCGTACTTCGATGCCTTGTGGTCGTCGGTGGCCGGTTTCTTGACGTGGTGGATCAGGTGGATGTGGGTCTTGTAGTCGCGGGCAATGGCGCAGAGTTCGTCTACAAAGGCCTTTTGCCCGTTGTAGTCATCCTCTCCGGCCACGCATTTCATGAGGTTGTCGATGAACAGGTGCGCGATGCCCAACTCCTTCGCGCAGTACCGCGCCACAGCACACATGCGGCGCCACTGGATTGATCCCTGCTGGTCGTACAGCCACAGTCGTTTGTTCGTCCAGTCGCGAAATTCGGCGTACAGCGCCGCCATTTCTCGGCGCTCGGTCGGGTCACTCAGGATCTGTTCGTCGTTGATGTCGAAGCCCGTGAACTGCTGGCCCATGCGCTCCATGGTCTTGTGCGGCTTCATCTCGAAGCTGGCTACGCAGACCCGTTCGTCCTGGGCGCACAGCGAGAGCGCAACCTGCCCGGTCACAAGGCTCTTGCCCGCCCCGCTCTGCCCGCCCCAGAGCGTTACCTCGCCGGTCCGGAACTGGATCAGCCGGTGCGTCTTGCCCCATGGCATCAGCGCGTGTTTTTCGCGCACGGGTGACGCCATGCGGTCCAGCAGCTCCTGCACGTACACGGAGGCGTCGCGCACCTTTTGCGCCGGGTCGGTTTCCTCCTCGTACCGGCTGAAATCAATGTCGTCGGGAAGGATCAATTCGGCCATGTCAAAGCTCCCTCTGTGTCGGTGACGCTCACCACCTGGGTGCGCCATGTGTCGATTGGTCTTGCCACGGTGGCGATCACGCGGGCGGCGATGGGCTCGCAGACCTTGGCGATCCGGGCTACTCGGGCCTCGTCGAATCCCTCCACCAAGGCCGTGGTGCCGACCAGAAACCGCAGGTCCAGCAGCTCGGGCGTGTCGCCAGCCACGCACACCACGGGCTGGTCGCCCCACTTCGCCCAGTCGGTGTGACAGGGGCGGTCGGACACCGTGACGAATGCGGGCTTGCGGCGGGCTCGGCGCATGGCAAGGATGGGCTCGTGTCCGGTCATACGAACTGCTCCTGCTCGCGCTCAACGTCCGCGCCGTCCTCCCACCGCTTGCCGTTCAGGTAGGTCAGCGGAGCCTCGATGAACTTTCCGCCGTCCTCCAGCCACTTGCGCCCCTCCCTCCTGACGGCAATGTCGGCGAGGATGGTGTCGGCCAATGCGTCGAAACCATTCCGACGCCACTTCTCGGCGCACTTCACCTTGTCCTGTCTTCGGTCGGACTTCGGCCAGGCTGTCCAGAATTCCTCAAACCGGCGACACCCCCCCTTTGGGGGTTGGGGGGTATCTTTCTCTTTCTCCTGTTCCTTCTCTTGTTCTTGTTCTTGGCTTCGTAGGGGCTTAGTAAGGGGCTTTAAAGGGCCTTTGTTATCAGCCTGCTTTTCTCGCCTGCTTGTCAGATGAAACGACGAGGCGTATTTGTCAAAAAACGGTCCCAGGAAAGGATTGTCTGCAAGCGCGTCGTAGTCACGCTGAACACCTTTGCAACGCAGGTCTGACGCCTTTAGTTCGCTACCAATTTGATAGCTAGCCATCTCGTGAACCCACACAACTTCGGTGTCATGGTCGTAGCTGCAAAATCCCCCTTCAATGCACGCCTTAAGGCCCTTCGTAGCCCCTTCAAGACCAAGCCCTGTTTCGTGTGCCATGTACAGGATTGGCTGGACGTATAGCCCGAGCATGTTGGAACTCGGCGAGGTCATCAGGTAGAAGGCCACCACAAGCCCCTCCGAAGGGCCTTTGCGCAGAACCTTGAAGGTCTGCCCGTGCCATGCCTTTGGCTCAACCTTGGCGTAATCACGCATGCGCCACCCTCCGCAGTACCGGCAACTCCCCCACGAAGTCCGCCGGCCGCTGCCGGATCAGGGCTTCCATAGCCAGGCGGTGGCGATCGGCCTCGCCGCGCAGGTGGAAGAAGTTGGCGCCGGCGTCTGCCTGGGCCTTGGCCACCTGCATGCGCAGGCCGTGGGCCTTGATCAGGTGTTCCCGGGCTGCCGTGGGGTCGTCTGTGCCCTTGGCCAGCAGCTCGTGAGCCTGGGCCTCGCGTGCCATCTGCTCGGTGTTCATAGGCCACCCCGGCGAATCATCTGGGTCTTGTCGGCGCTTTCCTGCGGGCGGGGGTCGATGCTGACACCGGTGCGCCGGCGGTAGAGGTTCGATGCGGAGTGCAGGCCACCGGTCTGCAGCTCGTCGCGCACCTTGGCTTGCTGGGCCGCTTG